GAAGCAATGCTTGCACAGATTGAGGTGTTGAAAGCTGACGCAAAAGGTAACTGGTTCCAGGCAAGCTGGAGGCCCTTGATAGGGTGGATATGTGGCTTGAGCCTGGGCATCAATTATATGGTATCACCTATCGCTCATGGCTTTGGGATTACTATTCCCCAGGCTGATATGTCAGTGATGATGCCATTGATGTTTGGGATGTTGGGGATTGGTGGAATGCGTAGCTTTGATAAGGCTAAGAAGACAGACACCAAGGTAATTAAATGACAGCGCAGCTGAAGCTACAGCCTGGCGAGTTAACACCAACAGAAGAACAACAAGCTAAGATGTACAAGGAGGTGGTACACAAATATGCAAGCAGACTAGCGCACAGCTATCAGCAGCTGGTAGTCGAGTGCAACATGACCTGGCCTAACTACAGACAGGATTGTTACAAGTCTGCCCTGGCAGAAATTCACGATATGTATTCAAGAGAGGAGGCACCATGCGTAAATTTGATAAGGTAAATCGTGACAGCAAATACAAGGACATCCCATCTAAGTATCTTGCTGGAGCAAAGAACAAAGACAAACGAGCGGCTGAGATTAGAAGCACCAGGCGCAAGTACAAGATGAGCAAGCTGACATCAGCTGACTACGATAGAATTAGTATGATGAGAGCGAGGGGATAATGGCAGCACCAGAGAAATATAAAAAGATGTTTGGCGAGAAGAGAGCCAACGCCATCTATAAACGTGGGTTGGGGGCCTACTATTCCAGTGGTAGTAGACCAGGTATGTCAGCCCATGGCTGGGCAGTAGCCAGGCTCAAGGCTCATGCAAAGGGCAAGGCAACCGTGAAGAAAGCAGACGGTGACTTGTTTAAAAAGAAAACATAGGAGGAAGCAACATGGCTTTTAAATTATCTGAAAGAAGTTTGTCACGACTTGATGGCGTAGAGGACAGCATGAGGGCTGTCACTGAACTGGCTATCGAATACACCAAGGTAGACTTTGGCGTAACCTGTGGCCTGCGTACCATCGAAGAACAGAAAGAACTTGTCGAGGCTGGCGCATCACAGACAATGAACAGCAAGCACATCCCAGGTTTGGCTGTCGATGTTGTGGCATACATTGGCCCAAGGATTTCATGGGAAACAAATCTCTATGATGATATCGCTGACGCATTCAAGGCAGCTGCTATTGAACTGGGTGTAGGTATTCGATGGGGTGCAGCCTGGCATATCCCAGACATTCGTGAATGGAACGGCACCATGGAAGAGGCCATGAATGCTTACGTTGATTTGCGAAGAAGCGAAGGCAAGCGTCCATTCATTGATGCACCACACTTTGAACTATCATCCTGATGGTTCATGTGTTTGTCCTCATGCTTTACATGGGAGACAATCTTATCAGCAATGACATGATGTTCTACAACATCAATGACTGTAACTACTTTGCATCAAGATTAACTAGGACATACGGAAACTATAGGTATGCTCAGAACATACCGCTTGATAAGAAGAGAACAGCTTACTGTGTGCCTCGCCTGGTTGACCAAGCGAAGCACAAGATATACTAGCCCAGTACGGCTATACCCCTGGGGCTGTTAACCTCTTTGATGATATAGCCTTTGCGTACCAAGCATTGGATTATACGGTGAGCGTTACTGTACGCAGCCATCTTCTTGATAGCCTGCTTGTCACCTATCCTACCGTTACAGATTTCTCTGACCGTAGGGTAAACACCATTCTCTTTTTGAAACGCAACAATGAATGCAAGGACTTGCTGCTGCCTTGGTGTTAGTCCAATCTTATTGTCCATCCTGGTTCTCCCTTAACATGATACTCAAACTCTTGTTCCAGGATAGCCTCTTGCTCTCTAACTCTTTGACTACGTCCTGGTCATCTAAACTTTCCAAGACATCCTGGTTCAAATCTTTCAGGTCTTTCATCTTGGTACGCTTCACATCAGGCGGTAGGTCTGGATGCGTTGACTGGTACATGGCAAGCTGAAGGTCAGCATACTTAGCCACCCATTCATTCTGTGTCTTGAACCATTCAACCTTTTCACCGTCAGCAGCTGGCACCCTCAATGGTATTTCATCTGGAAGGTCTGGCGTTTCTGTTTCGTCCTCACCAGGTTCTGCATGGTCAGCCAGGTTATCTATCACCGCTTCCTTGTGTGCCTCTTCCTGGGCTTTAGAAGCGTCCTGAAGGGCATTGGTTAATTGTTCAGCGGTCTGTACATTGGACAGGCTTGGATGCCCCTCTACGCCTTTCTGTGGCGTTATATCCCTGGGTTCTGGGGTGGGGTAGTCCATTGCTTCCTCAGCTGTAATCATTCCTTAGACTGCATCAGGGAATGCATCACGAATAGCAAAGCCTCTGGCCCTTAGCTGCATCATACGCTTGGGGTATTGTTTCCATGGCCCTTGCTTGTTCAACAGGTTGGCACGTTGTGCATCCTCTTTGCTGAACTGTGCCAGGGTTGTTTCTTCTTTGCCGTTAGCCAGGGTACGTTTGATTTCACAGAAAGCTATGTCACCTTCCATCCATTCCCTGCACCCAGCGAATGCTGGATTAGATTTAACCAGGGCCAGCAAGCTGTCACCCCACAGGCTGGGCCTGCCGTTAATCACTGCAATGTTTTGCAGGGCCTGCATTGGTGCAAGGCCAATCTCATATCCCCATTGCACAGCTACCAAGATGTTGGCTGGCTTTGCCTGGAATTCTTTTGGCACCAGCCCAGACTTGGATAGTGTCTCTGCAAACTCTTTTGCTTCAGCCAGATTGGTTGGCTCAAGTATCTGTCTCTTGACTATGTTAGTCATTTGTAACCTCCTTAACTGAGAACGATGAACTGTCTATGTATTCTCCTGGAACCTCCACCATCGTCCTCTTTGGTTTTTGTGTGGTTACAGATTTAACTTGGAAGCTGCCGACATTCATAACGTCAGCGTCAATGCTGTCCATGTGCATTACAAGGATGTCTTTGTTTTCATCAGCTACCTTCTTCCAGCTTCTCGCTTCAGCTGTAGCTTTCTGATAATCAGTCAGCACCTGTACCAGGTCTAGGTTGTCACCAGCCTTAGGCTCTACAGTGACAGTCTTCAGCCCTGGCTCTGGCTGCTTCTCTACTGGTGGGTACTCACCGTCTTCATCAAAGAGTTTCCAAAACTCCCTGGCTGCTTTCAGTATCCCTTGGCAAACCATGTCGTCCTTGTGGTAGCCGTAGGTTTTCAGCTTGCCCTTCTGTGTCATCTCCAGGACAATGCCCCATTCCAAACCAGCGCACATCATCTGCTGGTGCAGCTGTATCATCCAGTCTGCCTTGCATTTGTCAGCGTGATAGAAATCTGTCTTAACCTCCAGCACACCTCTGCCGCTGAAAGTATTATCACCAATGACCATCTCGCAATCTTTTGGCACAGTCATGATACGGTCAAGCGTTGCGCCTAGCCGTTCCTCTTTCATCCTGAATGCATCCTTTGGTTCTTCAGCTGTACAGGTTAGGCCGTCATCCTTCAGCATCTCCAGGAACCATGGCACGATAGCGTGTTCAAGATAGGTTCCCCTGACCAGGGCATTCTTGTTGAACGCTTTGTGCTTCACTACCTCAACGCCATGCGCTGCCCTCTTGTGGTTGTCCAGGGTTTCCTGGTTGGTGTTGCCGTAGGCATCAACGCCCATCATCACAGCTGCCATCTCTGAGGCACCCAACTCTTCACCTGTTATGGTTTTCTTTCCAGTTACTTTAACGTCTGGCATATCGCATCTCCTCCATTTGTATTATCGCAATAGCATTTATCATTCAGCGCACAACCAATCCACACAGCGGCCCATAGAAAAACTACAACCACCATGGCACCAATCAACTGCGCCACAAAACTTAGCCAGTCTTTTGCTGACCAATCCTTTATTAACTCTACCATCCTTTTACTCCCCACCAGTTTACGTCTTCCAGCAACTCTTCCAGTGCTGACCAAGCTGTGTATGCAGCCAGGCTTTTTTCATTGAAGCATTGTGATGTGCCTGTGGTTTTATCCATTGGCCTCTTCTCTGCTGCTTCAAATTCTTTTTCATATCTCTTCATCAGGTTTTCGATGTGGCCCCTGACACTGGCCTTGCTGAACCTCAATGTTCTGTGGTCAATCTTCTTGGTTGTCATTTGCACAAGCCTCCTGTTCTTCCAAGTAGTAAGTGTGCGCTGGGTTCTCTCGCTGTTCTTTGTCCATGAATGCCAACGCTTCATTCACAGAGTTAAATGTTTTCACTACCTGTTCCTGGTATGAGTAACCATTCATGCAGATAACTTTGTAAATCATGCGGCCCTCTTCAGGATGTTGCTGACAGTAGAGGCATACCAGTCACCGCCCCTGGCTGTGGTGTAGCCTTCATCATTCAGATAGGCAGCTACCTCTTTCATTGATTTGCCCTGGCCCAGCTGGTCTTTGATTACAGGAACAATCTTGCTGGCAAACTTGTCTGCCCTCGCTCTGATTGTAGCGTTGCCTGCATCTGATGCAGCTTGGTTAGGATTACCCAGGCTATAAACTTTCTTGCCTGCCCTGGAGATAAAGAAACCTTGCGCTTCTATCTCAGCCTTCTGTCTGTCATGCGCTGCCTTGGTACGCTGACTAATCTTGATACGTTCCATTTGCTGGATAGTGAAATGGATGCCAGCTGTCTCTGGTTCTAGGTTCGGCTGGTCTAGTGCAATCATCTGCACCTGGCCTGACATTACATTGTCACGATACCAGGTAGATATCTCTGCAAGGTCACGCCCAAACCTGGACAGGTTAGCTGCAACGATAGGAACGCCCAGCTTCTTTGCCAGCCTGGTAGCTTTGATAAACTCAGGACGTTCTGCGTTAGGTGTCTTGCCTGATACACCTTCCTCAGAAAACCAGTGAACCTCAGCACCTGGGAATGCTTCTGCAATCTGGTGCTTCTGGTTGTCTACACATTGCTCTGTTGTAGACACTCTCAATATTGAAACGATAACTTTATGCATCTTGTATCCTCCTTGTTCTGTTCTTTATCTCTGAGTATACGCATTTATAACTTGCTTGCAAGCAATAAATTGATTTGTTCTCTGTGAATACTGTGGACACTGGGCAAAACAAAAGGGCCAGGCTCGAAAGCCTGACCCAGGTGCTGCGGTAGGGAGGATTACAGAACATAAGAACCACCGCA